TGAGTATATATCATGTACGCACATTCTAAATAAAATTTTAGAAATTCTATTTTGAAAATACCCTATTTAAAGTTTAACTTTAGATTATGGCTTCAAATGTTAAATCGGAGAGAACGGTCAGTTGGAACAATGTCGAGCCGATCTACGTTAAAGCTCCAAGTGACAAGAACCCTATTACAGCCCCTGCATGGATCATCTCAATAGCAATGGCTATTAATACTCTTTTGTATTTGGTTGTAGTAATTTTACAATATGCCAGTAAGTAAACACCATCGGAGGAAGCGATCCAGTAACGCAAGGCGTAAATTGATGAACACATTAAAAGCATATAGAAAGTGGGTAAAGTCTCCAAAGAGACTTGATGACCCATTATTAAAAATTAACAATATTTACTCGAAACAAGGTGATGAGTGACTAATAGTACTAATACTCTTATAGTACTAAGTACTTATTGCATAAGTAGTCTTAAATGCTAGGGCATTTAAGACTTAGTACTGGTAGTCTTGTTTAGAGTACTGAAGAATTTCCTCAGTAGAAAGCCCATTCTACATGAACCTCAAACGGAGCCAGCCAAGACCTCTGAGCTGGCTCCACCTCTCAATTATTTCTCAATGGACGTGATTGCCACTGATGGTGATTATGACGATAACTCATTTTATAACGATCTGGATAAGATAGAAAAGCCATATGAAGTACCGAAAGACTACGAAGAAGTCCAGTAGTGGATATAATAAGAAGAAAACACCTAAAAAACGGAAGGTTAAAAAAGGGTGAGCGAAGAGAATACATCGAACGAGAGTACAAAGTCTACAGAAGAGGAGAAGCCACAGAGCGGGACATACAGTTCGTCGATTGGCGTGCCGTGGAACCAGGGCAATGGGGACTCACAGACGACGGATGGGTCGGAGAATGTACAGATAAACGACAATATAAGGAGAAAGACAACATAGTCTTCTCATTTGGACAATTTTGGTATACTCCGTCTACTAAGTATGGTAGTTGTGAGTACGAACCTCGCAGAGATTCAGAGAGTTATACTATGACATCTGCGAAACAACCATGGGAAACTTATAAGGGCAAGAAAAAGTATAAAGATTTTGTTAAAGTTTATGTTTCTCAACTCCTGAATGGGACTATCGATTATACAATACTGGGGAAAGTATTCGGAGATAAGAAGAATCATGAGATAAAAGCACGGGCACTACTAAAAAAGGAGTATGTGAAAGAAATGATAGATAAAGAGCTACGAGAAGTCTTTACTGAGAAGGGAATTGACGAGGGAACGGTCGTTGATATGATCAGTGATGCACATATGGTTGCAAAAGAGAAGAATGATGCCTCTAATATGCTTAGAGCAGCAGAAAATTTTGTAAAAATTTTAAAGATGGATGCTAAAAACGAGGGAAAAGACACTTTTGATACAGAATTGAGTTCGTTGGAGCGAATTCAGGATGCAATGGCATTAGATCCTGTACAAGATGTTACGCCAAAACTTAAAAAATGAGAAAAGTACACCCAATAGTCTATATTAATATCTCAACGCTCTATAGAAATATAAACAAAACAGTTTCTATTAAGTCAAATGTAGATAAATGGATGTTATTACCAAGAAAAAGAATATATGCTAGAAGCTAGCGGCAGTAAGAAAAGAGTTCGTAATGATATAATCAATGCAATGTCGAAAGATATGCTTCGATTTGGTAAGGTTACTATGCCTAACATGTTTACTGTACCATCTCCACCATTTCATAAGACAATGGCGAAGTCTTTCTTAAATGAGAAAGTAACTAAATTAAATATTATTGCACCGCGTGGTCATGCAAAGAGTTCCATAGCTGCTTGTGTTTTCCCTGTTCATCATATATTTTTTGATACAGGACCTAAGTTTATTGTTTTGTGTAGTAAAACTCAAGGACATGCTATAGATCTATTACAATCAATAAAAGATGTTCTTGACTATTCTTTAGAACTTCGTTCTATCTTTGGATACTATGGGCAGCATTCAGCAAAGGTTTGGACAAAGGATCGTGTTGTACTGAAAGATAATACAATTATTGTATGTAAGGGTACGGGACAGCAGGTTCGTGGATTAAAGCATGGAAATCAACGTCCTACTCTTTTTATATTAGATGACCCAGAAGATGAAAATAATACCAAAACAAAAGAAGCAATGGAATATAACCTCAGATGGTTATTACAAGGTTGTGAGCCTTCACTTGATGCAAAAAGAGGAAGAATTGTTGTGATTGGTACTCCACAGCATGAAACCTGCATGATAGAGACACTTGCCTCTATGAAGGGGTGGAAAACATTTAAATATAAAGCACTGTCAGATGATGGTAAACGAGCTTTATGGCCTGAACAATGGGATGTCAAGGCATTGAATCAAAAGAAGGAGGAGCTTGAATCAATTAATCGTTTATCAGTATTCTACCGAGAGTATCAATGTGAGGTTGTGGGTGATGAGGATCAATTATTTAAAGAAGAATATATTCAATGGTGGGACGGTGAACTAACAGAAGGTGACGAAGAATACCACATACTTAACATTCGTGAGATAAATGGCGTCAAATATAAGAAACCTAAAAGAGTTCCTGTATATGTATTTATGGGAGTGGACCCAGCTTCATCAACGAAACAAACTGCAGACTATTCCACAATAGTTGCAATAGCAGTAGACGCGGATAATAATAGATATGTACTTCCGTATTACCGAAGACATGCCAAGCCAATGGCCTTAGCAGAGGCAATATTAACTCAGCATAAGAAGTATAATCCTAAACGAACACATATAGAAAGTGTTGGTTATCAGGAGATGCTCAGAGATTACCTTCGTAATCAAGACAGGTATATTGCAGGTCTTGAGAAGAAGATAAACCCTCGTACTCATAAATCTGTTCGATTAGAAACAATGGAACCTTATTTTTATAATAAGCAAGTTTTTCTAAAGAACGGGATGGAGGAGTTGAGAGGTGAGCTTTTAATGTATCCAAGAGGTAAACATGATGATTTACTTGATGGGTTATATTATGCTATGTTAAACCTATATAAACCATATGTAAGAAGTACGGAAGATATAGTAAAACCCGAAGCTAATCAGCCATTACAGCATTTTGATTGGGCAGTTTTATAATACACTTAAAGAAATACTCGAGACTTTTGGAACTTTGTTCGCATTATTGTCGTTTAATGAGATTAAGTAATGCCTGCTAGTTATAACCAGAAAAAACAATCAATCCTTATGTCTGGAAAGATGAAGGACATGCTTGGTTATAAGGAGGGTACTGTTCCAAATGACAAGACTGTTCATCCTGAGGTTATTAAATCACTAGAACTTCTTGAGCATTATATGAATATGCGTAATGAGTGGGCGACTAAGTTTAGAGAGGCAGAAGAATTTAGAAATGGAGTTCAATGGAATGCCAACCAGGTAAATGAATTAAAGAAGCGTGGTCAAACTCCTATTGTAGTTAATCGTATTCACCCAGCAGTAGAGACAGCTAAGGCTATGCTTACATCTCGTAAGCCCGAATTTAGAGCTACAGCTAGAGAGGATAGCGACCGCAAGGTCGCGGATGTCTTCTCGTCATTGTTTCAGTGGATGTTTGATATTAGCGCAGCTGAAGTAGAGCTTAAGAGAATGATTGACGATTACTATGTCGGTGGGATGGGAGTTCTACAGGCATATCAAGATCCAAATGCAGATATGGGTAATGGCGAAGTTATACTAAAGGCACTGTATCCATTAGATGTTTATATAGATCCTAACGCTAGAGATCCTTTTTGCAGAGACGCAGCTTCTATTATCGTAGCTAGATTAATGACAGACGAAGAAGCATTTAAGCAATGGCCTGAATATAGGAAAAAAATTGAAAATGCCGAAGTATCTGATCATGTGAGGTATCCGAGAACTTCTTTAGAAAAGTTAGACGGTCAAATAATGCCTGGAGATCTAGATACTCAGGACAATGCTCATCATAAGAAACGTGAATACGTTGAACGTTATACAAGAATTAAGCAGGATGTTTATAAGATTTATGATACGACAACTAAATATCAAGCTTTGTATACTAATGAAGAGTATCAAAAATATCGCAATGAACCAGCAATAGAACTTCTTCCTCTCCAGGGAGAAATAACATATGTAACCGATCTAATGGAGGTCGAAGAATATATGGCTATCAATGAAGCTGGGAATGGGTATTTCCACATGACAATGGATCAACAGACAGGACAACCTGTTATGCAGCCAGGTATGGAATCTCAAGGAGCTATTCCTAATAGTACTGTAGAAATAAATATTATTCCAAAACAGCAGTTGATTGATAAAGATATTATCATGTCAAATAAGATTGTTAGGAATAGAGTGCAAATGATCGTTTCTGTTGGAAGCGCTTTACTTTATACTAGAATTTTACCCGTCGAAGATTATCCAATCGTTACTATGATGAACGTTCATAATAGAAATCCGTTTCCAGAAAGCGATGTTAGGATATATAGACCATTACAAGAATATATTAATAAAATTAGGAGTTTAATAGTTGCGCATGCTTCTACAAGTACTAATGTGAAGCTATTAATACCGAGAGGAGCTGTAAATAAAAAAGAAATAGAGCACGAATGGGGTAGAGCAGGCACTGCTGTAATAGAATTTGATGGGGAGCTTGGAGCTCCCGTTGTCGCTGGTCCAATTCCGCTTCCGAATGAGTTATATAAGAATGAAACGGATGCGAAACATGACCTTGAGTATGGATTTGGGATTTTTGAGTTAATGCAAGGGGGAAGCGCAGGAGCACCCAGCACCTATAGAGGTACAATTGCCATAGATGAATATGGTCAAAGACGAATAAAATCTCGACAAGACGACCTTGAATCAGTCCTGAATCAGTTGGCTAAAGTAACGATACCTCTCATGCAGCAAATCTATACAGAAGAAAAGGTTATCAGGCTTGTACAACCTTCAGGACTGATCAAGGAGGAGAAGTTTAATTATAATAATGAAGATTTAACTGGTAAGATCAATGATATTACCACAGGTGCTTACGATATAG